GGCGTTTCTGCTGTTTATACAAATACAAGTGGAACTGCTTCAACTATTAATGTCATTTTAAATAATGAATATGTTGAGCAAGAAGAAGGAATAGGTGTTGAGGCGTTAAAACCAATGGCTTATTGCAGAACTGTAGACATTCCAGGGATTGCATTTGGTAATACTTTAAACGTATCTGCAATAAAAGATGTTGATGGAAACATTTTAAAGGCAGCACAAAATTATACTGTTGTTAATATCCAATCAGACAGAACTGGATTTTCGGCATTAATGTTGGAGCAAATATAGTGGCAAATCATGTAAGACAACAGGTGCGTGAATATTTCGCTACTACTTTGAACAATTTAACAACAACTGGATCAAGAGTTTATGAGTCCAGGGTTTATCCGTTAGAGACTGTTCCAGCTTTAGTTATTTATACAAAGTCTGAAACGTCTGAGCCAATAGTAATTGGTACGGATAGATTAATGAGTAGGGATCTTAGTGTTGTTGTAGAAGGCTATGCAAAAGCTGTAAGCAATTTTGATGACACTATAGATACGATAAGTAAAGAAGTTGAGGAAGCTATTGCTGCTGACAGAACGCTGGGTGGATTAGCTAAAGATACTTATCTGGAATCTACTGAAATTGAATTTAACGCGGAAGGTGAGAAACCACTTGGGTATATCTCAATGACCTTTCTAACTAACTACTATGTCAAGGAACAAAATCCTGACGTAGCATTATAAAGGAGACAAATTATGAAAATGATTAGTCCAAATGGAAATATTTCTATAGATGCCCACCCTTCAAAGGTTGAGTCATTTATGAATATGGGTTGGAAAGAAGAAGCAACCCAAACAATTAAATCTTCTTCAAAAAAAATAAAAAACGAGGTAAAAGAAAATGGGAATTCATAAGGGATCCGAAGGTACTGTTCACGTTGGAACAGATTCAGTGGCTGAGATTAGGTCTTATTCTGTTGAAGAGACTGCTGATACTCTTGAAACTACATCTATGGGTGATGCCGCTAGAACACATTTAGCATCATTAACATCCTTCTCAGGAAGTTTAGATGTTTATTGGGATGAGTCAGATACAGCACAAATAGCATTAACTGTTGGTACAAGTGTAACTATTAAGTTCTACCCAGAGGGTACAGCTAGTTCTGCAAAATACTATTCAGGCACAGCTATTGTGACTGGTGTTTCAAGAAGTGCATCATTTGATGGATTGGTTGAAGCTAGTATTTCTGTTCAAGGAACAGGTGCTTTAACACTAGCAACAGCATAGAACTATGTCAGCAATAGATAACGCAAAAAAACATTTTGCAGAGCAAGATGTCAAAGTGATCGAAGTGCCAGAATGGGGTGAAGATGATAAAGCCTTAAAGATATACAGCAAGCCATTAACGCTAGCAGAAACCTCTAAGCTCTACAAAATGAGCAAAGAAGATGATCTAACAATGATGGCTTATGTACTTATCTACAAAGCACTAGATGACAATGGAGATAAACTTTTTGATTTGGCAGATAAAAATGCTTTATTAAATAATGTTGATAGAGAGATATTAGTAAGCGTTGCTACACAAATTATGGGTCAAGAACCCATTGAGGAAACGAAAAAAAACTAATAGAGGATGCTAATTTATATGTGCAATATGCACTAGCAGAAAAACTTGGAAAAACCCTAGAGGAACTTCAAGAAATTAGTGTCCATGAATATCAAGGATGGATAGCCTACCTAGAGTTGGCTGAAGAGAAACGTAAACATGGCAATTAAAGACGCAAAATTTAGAATTACAGCGATAGATAAGACTAAAGCAGCTTTTGATAAAGTTACTAAAGGTCTTAAAGGTGTTGGTAGTGTTGCTGGCGGAGTAACAAAAGGAGTAGCTAAAGTTGGCCTGGCTGCAACTGCTGCTGCAACTGCTCTAGCTGCATTAGTTAAAGTCAATGTAGACTTTATGGATAAGCTAGGCAAAACAGCTAATAAGTTAGGTATTGAGGTTGAGTTTTTACAAGCTATGAGGTTTGCTGCAGAGCAAACTGGTGTAAAGGTAGAAGCTCTTGATATGGGACTGCAAAGGTTTATCAGAAGAGCAGCAGAAGCTGCTAAAGGCACTGGAGAGTCAAAAAGAGCATTTGAACAACTAGGGATACAATTAAAAGATAATGATGGTAACTTAAGAGATATCAGAGATATTTTATTTGATGTTGCTGATGGTTTAGAAAATACAAAAGACTCTGGCGAAAGAGTTAGACTGGCTTTTAAATTTTTTGACTCTGAGGGTGTATCTTTGGTTTCTACTTTAAAAGAAGGTGCTGATGGATTAAGAGAGTTTGAACAACAAGCAGAAAACCTTGGGATTATTATAAGTAAGCAAAGTATTGCAAAAGCAGAAATGTTTGCTGATTCTTTAAATGTTCTTAAAAAACAAATACAAGCAATAACAGCAAATGTTAGTGCTGCATTTATTCCAGTCTTAGAATCCGTAGCCACAAAACTTGAAACAATACTGTCGGAAATGAAAGGCGGTGATAAAACATTTGAAAACTTTGGAAAAAGTTTAGCCATAAATATTCTTGAGTTTATGAAAACGTCTTTTATTGGTTTTGTGACATTTCTTGATGGTATCAAACAAAAGTTAGTTGAATTTGGACAATCAAAGATAGGTAAGAAAATTTTCGGAGATATTTTTTCTGAAAATGAAAAGCTAAAAGCTGAATTTGAAAAAACTAAAACATATTATGACCAGTTAAAAGATGCCTTCATGAGTGAAGAGCAGTTTTTCATGACTGGATTTAATACTGCGATAGTTGGTGCTGAAGAACTAACAGAAGAAATGACAAAGGTACAAGCAAAGTTAATAGAATTAAATACTGGTATTTATGGTGAAAATCCTGAAAACAATCCATTTGTCAAAGCACTTGATGCAGCAATTGAACGTACAAAAAACTTTAATCTTGAGTTAGGAAAACTTGGTGATGATAATGGTGACATTACAAATGGAATGTCAGAATCTGTTTCTGCATTTAAAGATAGTCTTGGTGCAACCGATGCCGCTATTTCTAATCTTGCTATAAATACAACAAAAAAATTAGAAGATACAATTGTTGATGGTCTTAAGAATGGCAAGCTGGCATTTAAAGATTTTGCTGATTATGCAATAGAGCAAATCATAAGAATTGCTTTACAAGAAGCAATACTAAAACCCTTTACAGGTGGTGTTGAGTCATTCTTTCAGGGGATATTTGGTAAAAAGGCTCTTGGTGGTTCTGTTAATGCAGGCAAGCCATACATGGTTGGCGAATCAGGAAGAGAGCTTTTTATTCCAAATCAAGGTGGCCAAATAGTAAGCAATCAAGACCTAAAACAAATGGGATCTGCTGAATCTGCACCAACAGTAAACTTCAACATATCAACAGTAGATGCTGCTGGTTTTGACCAATTACTAGCATCAAGAAAAGGATTAATAACATCAATCATAAACAATGCCATGAATAATCAAGGCAAAATGGGAATAGTATAATGGCAGGACAATTTCCGACAGACCCAAATTTTAGAAGTCTTAATTTTAAAGACAATAGACCAACACTTGTAAACCAGACTCTATCTGGAAGAAAACAGGTTAGACAAATAGGATCACAATATTTTTCTTTTACTGTATCAATGCCGCCCTTACAACAAGAAAAGTCTCAAGAAATATTTGCATTTTTACAAAAACAAAAAGGATCTTTTGAAGATTTTACAATAGTTGCACCATTAGATAACTTGGGTGCAGGTAAGTCAGAAACAGATATTCAAGTAGTTGGATCACATGTTTCTGGTGATGCTTCTATAGCCTTAGATGGCTTTGCAGCTAACCAGGCAGGTGCTTTAAAAGCTGGAGATTTAATTAAGTTTGCAAACCATAGCAAGGTATACATGGTTCAATCAGATATTGATTCTGATGGTGGTGGAGCATTGACTGTTCTTATATCGCCTAATTTAGTAACAACTCTAGCAAATAATGAAGCAGTTACTGTAAACAAACCTAGTTTTACTGTTTATTTAGAAAACAATGAAATCATGTATTCAACAGGTGCTAATGGTTTTTACAGTATTTCATTTGACGTTAGAGAGGTTATAGCCTAATGCCAAGAAGTTTATCTACTGATCTACAAACCCAAGTATCATCAACAGCAACTAAGACAGCTTTTCTAGTTGAGCTTAATTTATCATCTACTATCAGACTTACTGATTGGTATTCCAATGTTACTTATAACTCTAACAGCTATGAAGCTGGTGGTTCTTTTTTATCTATAGATTCAACAACTGAAACTGGACAACTACAAGTTAACGAAATTAATTTAGGATTTTCTAATATTACTGACCAAGTTAGGTCATTGGTTCAAGATGGTGCTTTTACAGATAAAACAGTTGACATATATTTAGCATACTTTAATGCAGATGAAACTATTGTAGGTGCAATAAATTACTTTACAGGTCAGATAAGAAATGTAGTTATTGCAGAAACTTTAGAAAGCTCAACATTGAATATGACAGTTGCATCACATTGGGCAAACTGGAATTTAACTATGGGTAGACATTATTCAGATGAATCTCAACAAACTTTTAGTTCAGGTGATAAAGGTATGGAGTTTGCAACTCAAGTTAAAGAAGATGTTAGGTGGGGAATGTAATGTTTGAATTTTTTGCAGCTATTGGTGAGTGGTACGCTAAAACAAAATGGATTCAAAATGTTGTAACTGCTGTTCAAATAATCACTGCTGTTATGGGAGTAAAAGGATTTTTGCAAGCAAAAAATATGCTTGGCAAAGGTCAAGATATTTTAGCTAACAAAACTTCTGCTGGTGGAAAAATTCCTGTTATATATGGAACAAGAAGGGTTGGCGCTCAGATTATCTATATGTCTGTTAATGCCAATGATTCAAGAGATTTATATGTAGTCTATGCTTTATCAGTTGGCGAATGTGATGAAATACTTGGAACAACAATTGAGCTTGATGGTAATTCTTTAAGAGACTCAGCAAGATTTAGAGATGGTGGCTATATTGGTTCAGATAAGATATCTTCAGGTTCAGGCTCATTAAATACAGTTTCACAAAATGGTACTGGTATAGATGCTGGTGCTGGTGGTTTTGGCTCTAGTCCTACACAAAAATATAGATATGTTATGAACCTACATCATGGAGCTGCCACACAAACAGCAGATCCTATGCTTGTTGCTTCTATGCCTAATTGGACTTCTGCACATAAACTAAATGGTGTTGCTTATATTGCCTTTCATGCAGGCTATGACAAAGAGGGTATATGGTCAGGCGTACCACAACTAACAGTTCAGGTTAGAGGTAAAAAAGTATTTGACCCAAGAGATTCAGGACAAACATTTGGAACTGTATCTACTTATAAATATTCAGACAATCCAGCTTTAACATTCTTAGATTACATAACTAATAATGAATATGGTAAAGGTTTAACACAATCACAAATCAACATGAGTACATTTACTGCTGCTGCTAATGTTTGTGATACAGAAGTTGACCAACCTTATTTTAATGGTTCAGCACAATCTCTTACTTGGTCAGGTAACGCTGGAGATAACTTTATAACTATTGGTGGAACTAGTGCTACTACTACTTGGTGGCAAAATAAAGTTGGAGAACTAATAGATATATATGACACAAATGGTAATGGCGTTATAGATGGTAAAGAAATTGTAGCTATAAATAGAGATAATTTTTATGATGCTAATGAGGAACTTATTGTTTATATAAACGACACTCTTGGCTCAACATATTCTTCACAAACAGGAACTTCGTTAGTAAAAGTTAAAAGATTTCATTGTAATGGCTATTTAGATGCCAATAAGAATGTCATGGATAATGCAAAAGAACTTCTTGCAAATATGCGTGGTATCTTTCTTTATATAGATGGCAAGTATGAATTATCAATAGAAGACACAGGAACATCTACATTTAGTATTAATGATAACCATATAATTGCTGATGCTGGTATATCAGTTGATTATGGCAATAAAGACAAAAAGGCAAATAAAGTTATCGTTGAATTTTTTAATGCTAATAAAAGATACGAACTAGATACAGCTACTGTTTTACATGATGCAAGTCCTGAATATTATTCAGATGATGGTGATGAGATATTAGAAATAAAAGCTGAGTTCCCTTATATAAGCGACCCTTACATAGCCTATAACATGGGTAAGGCAATCTTAACCAGAAGCAGAAATCAGACCACTATGCAGTTCTTAGGAACTCCTGAGATGTATAAATTGAATGTTGGAGACATAGTAGATTTAACATATGCAGGATTAGGATTCTCAGGAAAAATTTGTAGAGTTGAAGCATTAGAATTGCAATCTAATGGTTTGGTTGCAGTTAGCTTAATTGAATACTTTGATGTCTATACATGGGAAGTACCACCTCAAGAACCAGTAGAAGAATTATCAAACCTACCTTCTGCTTATGCAGTTAAAGCTCCAACAGGATTAACATTTACTGATACTAATTCTAGTCCTACAGGCAGACCATTTTTATCTTGGAATGAACCAACTGACTTTCCTGATTATCAATACAGAGTTAATGTTGTAGATAGTTCAGGCAATCAGTTAATGAATAAAATAGTAGATGTAGAAAATTGCGATTTAACCTTCATACCTACAGGATCATTTGTTGCTAATGTTTCTTCTTTAAATACTTTAGGCGTTGAATCTAGTCCAGCAAGATATCCAACTTCAGGAAACTTTACTGTTGGAACTCCACCAACAGGAACTGATGATTTACAAGATGGAGCTGTTGATTTGGATAAGTTAGCAGCAGAGGTTCAATCTGCAATTAATGCTGGTGGCGTTGACTCAACTCAATTAATAAAATCTACTTCAGCACCAACAACAAGAAGTGATGGCTCGGCATTACAATCGCAAGATTTATGGGCAGATACTGATGATGATAATCAGATTTATGTAAGAAACGCAGCTAACAATGGCTGGGTGAAAGCCAGAGATTCTTCATTAGTAACTTTGTATAATTCATTAAGTACAACTGTAACTGCAAATAGCACTAATATTGCATCAGCCGAATCTGATATAGTCACACTTACAACTGATACATCAGCTAATGCCACTGCAATAACTAACCTAACAGCAACAGTTGGCACAAATACTTCTGCAATATCAACAGAACAAACTGCAAGAACAACTGCTGATACAGCCTTAGCAGCAGACATTACATCTTTAACAGCAACAGTTGGAACTAACACCT